ACCATCTTTCTCGACCATGTTAAAATCTCGTTGCAAACCAAAAGGAGGGTCAAGATAAACTAGATCAAACTTTTGATCTAGATCATCCATTTCCTCCGCAGGTTTTTTTAATACAGTAATCTCACTCATAATATAGAAAGTTTCACTTAATCATCATACACTAAACACTCTGGTTCGTCAGGGTGTAGTTCACAAAATAATTCTAATACGTTAGGATCGTGATGATCCCCTGCCTCTATTTCATCTTTATGATGTTCTGCATAAACTTCTAATTCGTGAAGTTCTTCTTTATAATGTCTTCTCGCTGCTGCTGAAATAGTAGCGTCTTCGATAAGATGTTTATCCTTATCAATATGTTCTTCTATTGTTTTCATAATGTGTTCCTCTCGTTACATTACTATTTATTGTTAGGTTTGACTCTACAGGAACATTATCATTCCAATGACGTATGTTTCCTGCAATAATAAAACAATTAGTAATAATTAATTGAATAAAAATTAGAGTTCTGATAATAGCAATAAAATCTGCTTCTTTATCAGATTTACCAGACTTTTCGCCAAGAGCTTTCGCCCATATCCTCCACCACTTCTTTATCATAGCACAATTAAACTGGATCGCCAACTGTTAATGTGTGTTCAATATGTACTCCACTTAAATCACTTCCCCATATCTCTACTCTTGCATCTTTTGGAGCTTCAAATGCAATAATTTCAGAGGGTAGAACTACCTTTTCCACATAAAAACTATTCTCTCCTATACAACGTACAATGAGCATCCTTGAATGTTCGTTTTTATATGAGAACTCAATCATAACTCTGTGTAGTCAGGATGATCTGGAACTGCTATATTAATTTTAGTAGTTGTGATACCTTTTTGTTTTAACTTATCTTTGTAATATTGTTGAGTCCAACCATCATTATATGGAGAAGTTGCATTGATTTTATCATTTACAATATCAAAATCATCCCCAACCACATCAAAATACTGTCTATTTGAAAATAATTTGTGTAATTCTTTAGTTGTCTTATAGCAAGTTTTATGATGTTTGACTTGCCTACGAATTGATGCGATTACTTCTTTGTATATTACGTCAGCAGAAACTCCAGAATGAATTGCTTCTGCAATCCAACCATCCAATCCACCAAAATTATAGTCATTCATGTTGATCTACCCTAATAGCTTCCTTAATTATACATTGGATTTCCTCTGTAGTCAAGTTATTCATCCACTTCCAGTTTGGGTCTTGTTTATCCCACTCTGCTGTGAATGAACCATCATTGTTCTGTTTGATCTTTAGAGAATCGTTTATCATTTTTAATTCGTCTTTTGATTAGTTTAGCATACAATACGTCTGCTGTCGAATAAATTTTTGGATTAGTCTTTGCTATCTTTATGATTCTCTTTGCTGCTTTCTTATCAGTTATATTACACATCAAATATGTTGATTCGCTTACATAGTATCTATACAAACCAACTTTGCTATTATGATTACACTTTAACCTTTCCTGATACAGACGGACTCTGTGATCTTTTCTTTACTTTAAATGATAACTTCTCCTCATGTTCTGCAAGTTTTTCTCTAACATACATCATATCATCCTGTAACTTGTCTACCTTCTGATTCATTTGTTGTATAAGTTCTTCAATCATCCACATTTCCCCACTCATAGGGTCTTTGACTCTGACTTCAAACTTCTCCTCTGGTGTAAGTTGATTTCTATATGGATATAACCAATCTGCAATTTCGTCTGCTATCATCCACGCAAACTCTCTTATACCGAATAGAAACTTCTTCATAATTTAATCCACCTTTCGTTATCTAGTGTCCACTTAGTGACCTGTGCGATTCTTTCACGAACTGACTTTGCAGGTGTCCATCCTAACTCTCTCATCTTATCTCCACTTAGTGCATAACGTAAGTCATGTCCTGGTCTTGATGAATGGAAGTCAACCATTTCATATTTTAATTCTTTTCCCTGTGCTTCTGCTATGATCTGTGCTAACTCTAAGTTATTAAGTTCCTCTGATCCTACAATATTAAACTTAGGGCATTTTGCATTACCCCATGTTGGTGCATCATAATCTGGATGTAGTCTGCGTATCATCTTATCATTCATTAAGAATAGTATCGCTGATGCGACATCCTCTGCATGAATATAATGTCTAGAGCCTGGTACAGTTTTTGTACTGTCACTATGAATTGTAACTGACTCTCCATCCCTTGCTTTCTTGATGCACATAGGAATAAACTTCTCAGGATGCTGTCTCTCCCCGAAGACATTCATTGTATGTGTAATGAATACAGGAAGATTATATGTATTCTGATATGCTACCGCAAGTTCTTCTCCCCCTGCCTTTGTCGCACTATATGGATTAGTAGAGTTATATCTATCGTTCTCCTTATATTTGATTCCGTTAGGTGCTGGTCCGAAAATCTCATCTGTGCTGAAGTATATGAATCTCTTTAGGTTCTTACAAGTCCTTGCAAATTCTAATATATTACAAGTTCCAACCACATTGTCCAGTACAAACTCCATAGGATAGTCAATACTACGATCAACGTGTGACCCTGCTGCTAAATGTAAAACTGCATCAACTTCTCCTATGTCGCTACGGATAAGTGGATTAAGTTCTGCTTTTAAATCGTGATGAACTATCTTTACTCTCTTGCGTACCTCTGGTTCAAAGGTCATCATTAAATCGTGCAAACGATTCAAGTTACCACTATAATCTAATCTGTCCAGACTTACTATTTCCCATTCTGTCTTTTCAAGTATCTGTCCAATCAAGTGGTGTGCTATAAACCCTGCTCCACCTGTAATCAATACTCTTTTCATTTTGTAATCAAATCTCCTATCATTATAACATAATTTATGCAATAAGGAAACCCCTAACTTTTGGTCAGGGGTTCGGTAAACTTTATGGTGGATGTGATGTATAAATGCTAATCAATTAAAACCTCCTTGCATATTCGTTTGCATATATGTTGGTCTTCTTCACATTCGATTAGGCACTCATAGTATTCTGTGATTAAATCGTTATCTTGATCTTGTGACCCTACTAACTGATTGAAAGAAATTAAGTTGTGCATGAATCGGACTCCTATTTTACTGGTTCATAATGTAGAGATTTAAAGCATTTTGAATCTCCAATTCTGAAATTATTTATGTGTTAATACCTTAAAATTTAAGTTTTTGTAATAAAAATTTATGCCTACTCGCCTAGTTTGTGTATTACTGGTTTCTCTCTTGTAAGCACATTATAGAGTTCAATATTAGTCGCACATGATACAGGATAGAACTCTGCACTTGGATCAAATCCATCATATCTCTTTGCTTGATTAATTACTATCGAACCATCTTTCCCTGATACTGATCTATGAAATGTACCACGAGGTATAAACAATGCACCATTATGCACATTTAGATTTACAATATGATAAGGATATTTCCACTTATAATTTACTAACTCAAATGTCCGTTGCCCTGATACTACTCTGTTGTAATCATCTTGAAAACTATGAATGTAGAATTGCTTTGCTCCCACATTATCATTTGGTGGAGATACTGCTGTTCCTGTATGCACTACAAGATCAGAAGCATTTGACTCTTCTACAGTTATATCATAGAATATAACATCCTCTGTCTCACGAAAGACAACGTGTTTTTTATAGTTAACATCACTCATTTATCGCCACTTAGATAATGGTTTAGTTTCAATTAATTTTGCTGTTTCTATATCATCACTCTCATCTGGATTTGTGTGATAGGTCACATCCTTCAAAGTTTTTAAATACTCTAAAACGTGTTCTCTAATTTCCATCAAGTCTTCATAACATCCCTGATTGTATGCACATCCACGCAAATCGTGGTCAGGTTTCATAACTGACTCGGTAAAAAGGTCTAATGCTCTCTGATACTTAACAGATGCAGACTCACTACCTATTGATGCTTGATCTTTCATGGTTTTATTTTTTCTTTATATATTAATAATTATCATCTGTATAGAAGTCTGCTGTAACAGATACTACAGTTGCGTTAGGATTTCTTGCAAGTGCAACTTGTCGTGCTTCATCATAATCACGAGCATATACTGACTCGTTAAATGTTTTACCTGCAACGTAGAGTTCTACTTTACATTTCATAGTTGGATTCTTCCTTAACTATTTCTATTATATAATATCCAGTATGTTTATGCAAGGCTCTTGTGTCGGTTTATTAACTGGTTGATAATCTTGTATTCTTTTCTGAATTAAGTTACCATATCCTTCATTGAGTTCACACCCAATATAATGACGATTTAGTGACTTTGCTACTGCCGCTGTAGTACCTGCACCCATGAATGGGTCAAGTATTATATCCCCTTCTTCACTCCCTGCCTTGATGCAAGGTTCGATTAAATCAGGTGGATAAGTTGCAAAATGTGCTTCTTTATATGGTTTAACTGTTACTGACCAGACAGATCGTTTATTCTTTGTTGGATAACTTTTTGTAAGACCGCTATGTGGTTGTAATCCTGTTCCTTCGTTATGATATTTTCCGTTGGTTCTGTCTCTTGTTCCCCAATCTTTTGCGGGTTCTTTGATTGCTTCATTGTTGTAATAATATTTTTTGTTTTTACTGAATAAAAATATATATTCGTGTGACTTAGTACACCTATCTCTTACACTCTCAGGCATAGGATTAGGTTTATGCCAGATGATGTCCTGTCTCAGATACCATCCGTCTGCTCGCATTGCGAAAGCGAACATCCATGGGATTCCAATAAGGTCTTTTTCTTTGAGTCCTTCGATTCTATTTCCTCTGCGAGAACACATATCTGGTAAGTCTTGTTTTGTATTTGAGACAGTTTGTTTTGGTAGTCCTTGTCCTTTTCCAGGTCTGTAATTATAGTAACTATCCCCAAGATTAACCCAACAAGTTCCATCATCTGTAAGCACATTGCGAACCTCCTTAAATACGTTTACAAGATTTTCAATATATTCCTCTGGTGTTTCTTCAAGTCCTATTTGACTATCTTGTCTAATAGCACCACACTTCGGGCAAACAGTTTTATATATTGCATCCCCTACTCCATACATTTCATCGTGATTCTTATGACCTGTGTTACAATTCTCAGGTTTGACTTTACTATCTCTCCTATGATTGCAATTAGGATCGCCACCTATCCACGTTGCTGTACCATAATCACGCAAACCGTAATATGGTGGGGATGTAACACAAGTTCTTGCACTATTAGGTGCAAATTCTTTTAATGTGTCCTGACAATTACCAAATAAAATTTTGTTTTTCATAAGTATCTCCTAAGAATAGATTTTTTCAACATTGCAATTTCAACTCTTGGATCATCCATAAATTCCTTAATATCTGTATGAACCTTATCAATAAGTCCTGAGTTACTATACTTTTGTTGTATATTATTCAGACTATAATATATCTCTCTAATAAATGGGTCTGTAATTAGTGACTTTGACCAGAACACACTTGCGTATCTCACACCCTCAGTTACAGTTAATACTTGGTGTGGTATTCCAGTTGCGTAGGTCACTCCCCACCCTGCCTTTAACTTTATGTTTTTAAGTTGACCATCTATTAACAGTTGCAACTCGCCCCCTTTGTATTCCTCTGGGTCATTCAGAAACAATGTTGTGCTATAGTGTCCGTTAAACTCATTATCAAGATGGCATCTATAGTATCCACCTTTTTCGATCTTGGATACCATTGCTGTATCTGTCCTACGAGGTGTAACCATACATAAAAAGTTTTCATCCTTATCTACCTCACTCATGATGATAGAAAATACATCCTTATTAAATGTTTCAAGAAGTTTCTTTTGTGTTGTTCCGAAGTCAGGTAGTTTTTTATCGTATGCCCCTGCAAACATAGAAATCGCACCATCTTTCCAATCAACAGTTGGTGCTGTAATTAATTTTCTTACATAATTAAGTTTTTCTTTTGGTAGTATTTCTCTACAATAATAATTTGGAATCATCTTGTAACTGTAACTGTTGCTGCTTCGCCTTTGTTGAAGATAGTATCAACTACTGCTTCAACCTTTCTTGCGGTAGTGATACCTACCTTAGAATATACTGGTACACATATCATACCATAAACTTTGTCTTTTGCCCCTTTGCGTATCACTCTACCAATCGTCTGACTAATAGTAATGTAATCCATAGACCTCATAAACAATACTGCTTCAAGTCCATGAACATTGATACCCTCTGAGAGTATGCTGTGATGTAGAACTACAAACTTCTTGTCTGGATCTCTACCCCACTCATTAAGTGTATCAAAGAATGTCTCTCTGTCCACCTTCTCTCCATCAACAATCGCCCCTGTCTTACTTGTAATGGTCATCCAAGAATAACCTCTGTCTGCAAGATCACTCACAAAGTCTGTGAAGTAAACAAGTGATACGATTTGCTTTGTGGACTTTGCACATATCAATACTTTGTCCTTCTGAATATTATCTATTGCCTGTACCATCTGCTCACAATCATGTTCAGCAACTAACTCATTCTTATCCAAGATTCTTGACTTATAGACTTCAACCTTTGGAGGTAGTATGTATCCGTCTCTGACTAATTTTGGTGCAGGAACTTGGCAGATCACATCCCCATACACCTTACTCCAGTTCATTCCTGCTTTCTGAGGAGTCAAACTATTCTTTGGAGTTGCAGTAAAAAAGAAACATCTTTTCGCATTGTATGAGAAGTGTTCAGTAGCAGGGAAAAAGTTTTTCTGTACTGAGTTGTGTGCTTCATCAAAGTATATTGCATCTACTTCAATATCAAGAGACTCCTGTATTCTGTGTAGAGAATGATATGTTGTGAATATTAATAGATTATCTGTGCTATTGTGATACCAGTACTCAAGTTGATCTGTCTTGGTTGTACTCTTGTGATGTGTCTCGCCACTATGTACATGAATGACCTCTGCATCTGTGATGAACTCCAAGAACTCAGACGATAACTGATTTGCTAGGAGAATGCGTGGTGCAACAACTACAACTGTCTTTGGTAAACTGTCCTGTGCGAAGAGTCTTCTCACATCTTCTATCATGCACATTGTTTTTCCACCACCTGTGGGTACAATGATCTGACCCTTATTGTGAGTCTGCATTGCATTTAATCCGTCTAACTGATGTGGTCTGAGTTGCATAGTATTATCTTATATGCAACTATTATAGCATAAAAAAGACCCCAGAGGGGTCATGTGTGACGCTTTCGCTACTGTCTCTTAAAGAATATATAATCCGACTTACAATCCATACAAAGGTATGTATAAGTTTTCAGATTTCAACTTAGTTACAGTTCTGCCATGTAGTTCCATTATATACTTGTAACTTATTAGTTGATGTATTGTAGAACAATGCCCCTGCTGTTACACCTGTAAAATTACCTCTATCAGTTGTAGAACCCTTTGGAGGGTACATATATCCTCTACCTGCAACTGATGCAGGGGAGTCAGCATTATCTCTACCTGCATCTGAGAAATCAACTGATGCCTTTAGTGATGTAGTTCCTACCCCAACACCCTCGAAAATTGCCTTTCCGCTTCTTACATCAAGAACATTCTCTCCACTATATGTAAATGCAGTTCCGATTGCAACTTGATTATTTCTATCTAAGTTAATACCAAACTTTCTATTCTCGGCAACAGTATGTCCGTAATCTTCCCCTGCTGTAATAGAACCACCTATCGAAACATTACTTGTGAGGGTAGTTAGACCTACAACTTTTAGATTATTATTAATATCTAAATTTTTTACAAGTGAGTGTCCAGAGGTTACATTTAAGTTTAATCCTGATATATCGGAGTCAACTAGATCATAACTACCATCAACAGTTATATTCCCTGCTATGGTTGTATTACCTTTGACTGTGAGATTATTACCTATGAAGGCATTACTTGTTACTGTGCTAGTTCCTACAACGTGAAGTGTATTTACTGGAACTGTAACTCCAAGACCTAGTGTGCCATCATAAGTCAGAGTCATCAATTGACTTGTATTCTTTCCTTTTAACCAAAAGAAACCACCTGTATTGATCCCTGCTGCCCCTGCGTGTAGATAACTATTGATGCTACCTGTACTGTAATTGATAATATCAAGATCGTTAGATTCACTATATGGATATGCAGCAGATTCATTTCCAAATTTAATTGCACCAGCAGTTCCTTGCTGGTCTATACCTCTACTTAAAGTAAGGATACTTTCGTTTGAATCACTAGAAATTTGGATAGATGATATACCCGCCTTTTTCACATGGATATTTGCCTGTGGTGCTGTAGTACCCACACCAATCGGGTCTGTGGGTGCAACTAATAAACCTGTGACTGTAAGGACACCAACCTGAGCATTATCAGATGTAAATGAACCAAAACTTAAATCTAGTCCATCCACTAAGTCTCGTGCAGTAGTAGCAAAACCTACAACATCCCCAAGAACATTACCTTTAAACTGTGATGCTGTTAAGATACCAGAGAACTCATACCCTGCCTGTAGGTATGCGTTTGATACGATACCAGATTTAATATTACTTGCATTTAGTGATGTTATATCAGAACCCTCTCCCTTCAATACCCCTGCTGTTATAATTCCAGTAACAACCATATTACCAGAGGAGTTAATACCTACTCCATTTTGGAAATTTGTTAAATCAGAATTACCACCAATTTGTAGAGTGAAACTGGGATTTGTGGTAGCGATACCAACGAACCCTTCATTGTATATACTTGTGTAACCTAAACCAGGATCATAATCTGTCCATTGTGAAGTTGGTATATTCAATAAATTGGCACCATCACCTCTAAATGATGTTGCACTTATAATTCCTGTTGCTGGATATGCTGTAATCGCAGTACCAACATGAACATTACCACTAAATGTTGATACTCCTACAGATTCAAATCCACCTGATATATAACCACCTATCGCTGTAATAACTCCTACTGACTTTATATTTCCTCGCACATCAAGAGTTTCTGTTGGAACTGTAGTCCCCAAGCCCACGTTGCCGACACTATTAACAAGTAGATTGTCCTCATCTACTTGCACACCGCTTCTTAAATTAAATGACTTTCTTATATTTGCCATTCTATAGATACATTTTTAGTTATTTATCATTACTTCTGTGTCTAGTTTTACATCTACAAACAAGAAGTCCATAGGTTTATCTGATTTATTAAATGCGTGATGAGTGTAATTCATAACTTCACAAACCTGTGGTTGACCCTCCTCCCAAATAATTCTCGCACCACTATCAGTCCACTCCATGTAACATATATTATTATCTGGTATTGATAATGGTATCTGTATTCTTTTATATGGATACCTTAATATATCTGGATCTCTGTGTGGATATAGTTCTGTGCCTCCTCGAAATGATGTATAGTTAGAAAATAAAATATCTTCATTCTTATAAATCTCATACACATCATCACTCATATATTTCTGACGTATTATTGTAGATTTCTTAACTGATTTCAACCAATAATAATCAATTACCTTGTTACAATAACCATCTATAGTAGGTGCTTTCTTGCAAGGAAATTTAGTTTCCCTAGCCCACTCATATAAGGTATTCAGATCATTTGTAGTTAGCATAATTTTTTAAAAAATCCTAGAACACCGCCATTTAAATCTATATTATATTCTTTTGGATACTTAACTTCTGCGTAGTCATATCGTTTTAACTTTTTATCATTTACTATTGGATTACCATCAAAACAAACTATAAAACATCTGTGCGTCACAGGTCTAGGTTGATCGTAGATGCTTTTCAAATCTAATGATTTTTCATCATCATCTATTAATCTTCCTTCCCAGTCATAACTATCTAGTTTGTTAAAACCTATCAAGAAAAAATCATCTTGTGCTTCAAATACCACGTTATCTTTTTCATATTCTCGAACATCATAAAATTTACCACCTTCAAATGTGATATAGTTTGGGTCGAATATTTTAGCAAACTTTCCAACACCATAAATCCCATATTGAAAAATAGTTGTTCTCTCTATTGGATCTTCTGCTAAAACATATCCTTTCTTACCTATGTTTACACATATTCCAAAATCATTACAATTACGAAAATACCTTTTGCAAGTGGTCATAATTCAATTTGATTTAAATCTCCAGTTGGGTCTAGTGTGACTGATACTATTTTACCAACATATTCATCTAGATCAAGTGAGTGTATTTCCCCACTAGATTTGTTCTCATCTAATATTGGTTCACTATTTAATTGATCTATGACTATGCTAGTTCCAATAGATCTAATACTTTCCACAAGTGCCTCTGGACTTGTAAAATCTAGATTACTATAAGATATATTATATGATCTATAATCCTCTATAAACTTTTGAGCATTTTCTCGACAATACTTTACCACCAATGATTTGTTTATGGGGTCGTTTGAAATCACTTTGAATAATATATTTGGTACGATCATGTAGGGTTAGTTGACGTTATAGTTCTACCTGTGAGTGTTCCACCACCTGATAATGAAGGTGCTGATCCTTGATTAGTTATAATAGCATATCCGTTGTTACCACCTGTACCTGGTGATGCTGCTCCACTCGCTGTAGCACCATTATCTGCCTTAGTTGCAGAATTATTTACAGGACTACTATTACCACCTGCTCCCGCTTCAGATCCACCTGCACCACCTGATGCCTGTCCAGATAAACTACCTGCCTGTCCAGCAGATCCAGCAGATCCACCACCTTGTGATAATGGTGTTGATACTCCACCAGCACTTCCTGCTGGTAATCCTGCACCACCACCGCCACCTCCACCAGAGGATCCATTCGTTGTTGCACCACCTTTCTTACCACCACCAGTGGTTCGAGTATTACCTCCTCCACCACCGCCACCGCCATATCCTGACTGAATGACTCCCAAATTATTAATTGTACATGGATACTGAATACCTAAAGCACTGCTGCCTGTCTGTCCATCTGTACCTGGTGTCTCATTTGCACTACCACCAGTTCCACCATCGCCACCTGAACCATAAAGTTTACCAGATGTACCAATCTCGATCTCTAGTGTTGTATTAGAATCCCAAGTTCCTGTTCTTAATGCACAGTGAGTTTGAGTTCCCTTTGTGGATGATATGGTTGCATTTACATTTATGATTACTCTATCATCAATCGTATCGGGAGGTTGTGTCTTTCCAGTTTTTGTTGATCCTACAATATGAACATTTCCATTATTCCATCTGTCCTTTGCATTTTGTCTTGAAGTGTTATTGCCTATAGAATGTAAATCAACAATATGATTCAATTTCTTACTATAGAAATCACTAAATTTTATTTGTCCAGATTGTGGAACTCCAGTATCTAGAGGTAAATTAGAAAGTGATCCTACATTTTCTGAAATGCGATACTCTCCAATCCCTCCAGAATTTGGTGTACCAAACTCAGCGATTATCTCACTGTATTTGATTTGTCCAGATGCTTGTAAAGCCATTAACCCTCCAGAGTTTTAACTCGTGCTTCTAGTTCTTTGATTGCTTCTATAAGTATGGGAACTATTCTTTCATATCTAACCGCCATAGTTCCATCTTCTCTAGTAGTAGTGATGCCTGGTAGTCCTAAAGCAGCAACTTGTTGAGCAATCACACCAGTATCAGACTCACCTACAACTGTTAAGTGATCGGTATCATTATATTTCGCTGCTTTCCAATCATAAGTGTATCCAGTCATCAATCCAACTTTAGTAAGTGCATTTGGTATAGCGACAAGATTTTCTTTTAAGGTTTCGTCAGAGGATGAGAAAGCAATTAGATCACCAGTGAATGTACCAGTTCCACCACATACTAAATTACCAGAAATATCTACATTGTCGTTGATATCAATAGTTCCACCAGCAGAATCAATTACTAAGTTTCCTGTGCCTGTCTTAGTATCAAGGGTGTTATCATTTGTAACTCCAATTTGTATGTTACCAAAAGTACCACCAGATGATACGATTGCACCACCTCCACCTATAGTTTGTAAATCACCACCAAGAACAATATCACCTGCAATGGTCACAATACCAACTACATCAATACCACCACCAACAAACAAATCATTTGAAGTTGTAACAACTCCAACAAATGTTGAAGGACCCGTAACATGAAGACCACCACCTACGTTGAGGTTTTTCTCGATACCAACACCACCCTCAGTAATGAGTGATCCAGTATCCTTATCAGTCGAATCGGTTGTATTAGTTATTTCAACAGTATTATTGATTTTAACAATACCATTGACTGTGGTTTTATCATTAACCTTGACCTCTTTATCAAAGTTAACAGGACCATCAAACTCAGATAGAATTGTCTTAGACTTACCACCTTCAACAAGAATTCTTTCTTTAACAATTACTTCATCAAATACAACACTCAATCTAGCAGGGTCTTGACCTGTTATAGTCGGTACTGGTATATCAAATGTCTCTTCCTTACCAGTTGATGAGTTGATTAATTTATTACCAATATAGAAGTCTCCATCATTGTTCATACCTGTATAAACAACGATACCAGCAGCAGTTTCTTGTGCTTGTGATAAGAACTCCTCTTCTCGTGAAAGTGTCTTGACCTGAACCTGTGGTAAACCAGTTGAATAGTTACCTGGACCATAACCAAGATATTCAAATGTATGACCTGATGCCCTTATATAAGAAGGTCTATGGAATTGAACTGCTCTTGGTAGAATCTTTTTAATTAATGCTCCACCAGAATGATTTTCTTTCAGTGTTCCTAACGCACCACGAATAACTGTGATTTCATTATTACCAGATCCAGAGAGTGTGCTACTTGTAACACGCATAATCTCACTATCAATCTGGAAGTATGATCCTAATTCAAATCTCTGTGTTGTTGAGATACCTGCATTTGGAACTGATACATGAATCGTTGTATCATTGGTGATATTAGAATCAAGAGTCATTCTCTCGTTACCAAAGAATGAGAGTCCTCTTGCTCCCAAGTTTTCACCCGTAATATCTGACGCTCTGTCGTTAGCAGACATTCCGTGCTTCAATAAGAAAGCACCTGATAATGATGCATCAGTCTTAGCAACAATAGTTGTAGTTGTAATACCTGTTGCAACAAAGTCTCCCTTGTTGATGTTAGATGAATCGTGAACTCTGAAACTATTACCAGTTACAAATCCGTGAGGTGAGTTTGTGGTGAATGTTGTAATTCCTGTGACTGTATCATATGTTGATGATGAAACAATAATTTCGTGTCCAACATTTAATAAGTATTCACCTGCCTGTATACCATCAGATGCTGTGATTGCAATCGCAACTTGATTCGCTGCTGGTACACCAGATATTCTATAATATCCACCAGTAGCAGTTGTAAGACCAGTGATTTGAACTGTGTTACCTAAGACTGTTGATATACCAACTGTGCTTGTGGTAACTCTCGCACCAGATCCACCAGTAAATGTATTGTCTAAATCAAGTGTTTCACCACCAGCGTATCCAGATCCACCAGCAGTCACATCTACCTGTGTAACCTGATTACCAGATACCACCACAGTTGCAGTTGCACCATCCCAAGTTGTTCCACCAGTGTTGAATAACTTGACGTTATTGTAAGTTCCATTTGTTAAACCAGATCCACCAGCAGATATTGAGCAAGTGACGATACCACTTAGATTATGTTGTCTATCAAAAGTAAGAGTTGCTGTACCAGCGTTCTGTGATGAGAATGCAGTTGTAACACCTGTGATCGGTAAACCAATATGTAAATCTTTTAGTACACTATCAGCAGTTTCTCTTGTAAGACTGTTCTTAAGATCGTTAGTAACAACACTACCAACAGGTGATCTTCTAGCAAAAGTTTTAGATGCTGCTGGATTATCCGATATATTATCTCTATCAAGTTGAGGATATAAGTCATCCACGTTCTGACTGAATGATTGTGTAGTATATTCCTCTGTAATGCTATTATCGGCATTTAAAACATATAAATGGTAGACACCATCAGAAATATCTTTCTCATACTCTTGAATTGTATCATTCCTGTAGATGTAATAATTTGCCTGTAGATTATTCCTTTCAAATCTTGGAAGAGAGGTTGTTCTACTACTGGTATCGTTAGTGAAGAATCCAACACTATGTGTTACACCATCTACGTCAGTAGTTGAATACTTAAATGTCTTATCATTGTCTACTGCTGTGACTAAAAATGTTCCATTATATCCTTGATTTACAGTTGCAGATGTATTAGTTGTACTACTTACGTTTTTGATTATTACTTGATCACCCACATCTAAATCATGTGGTAATTCTGTGATACTTGTAACAACGTTTGATGCCTCAGTACAAGTACTAATAAATCTGTGATTACGTTTGTAATCATAGTCAGAATTATCAATCGTTGCTAAAGAGAAATCTGCATTTGTTCTTGCAGCAGTAGATCCTGATTCCTGTAAGATGAATCCTTCCTCTGGATTCTTTGCGTTATCAAATTCTTTAGGCACAACGACTCTAAACTTGTATAGTTTCTCGTCAATACTTCTAGCATCTTCTTTTCTCTTGAAGAACGATACATTAGTTCTTGCACCAAATGATGCTATACCACCAGAAGCAAATCCGTTATATATTCCACTAGCAGCATTTGTATGGATATACCAGTTACCATTTGTGGAATCAAATTGAATCGGTGATCCAACATCACCAGCATCTTTTTCAGATACTCTACTTAATACTTTTAGATTAGTTCCACCATATACTGTGATTGCTGTTCCATTCTCAGCGTTAGATAGTGAAGACCCTAACTTAATTGCTGTTGCAGATGCCTTGATTACAAAGTATGTTTGATGAGCATTGATGTTTTCTGGTAAATCACCATCATCACTCATAAGTTTTACTTTTTCACCTGTTAACAGTCCGTGATTAGACGCAAAGTTAAACTGTGAGTTTAATGTAATATTAGAAACTTCAAGTGATTTGACTGAACTTGTAGTTCCATATACTGCTCCACTCGCTGGATCAGTATCAGTCATAAAGATGTCAGCAGAATAGTTGGTTCCTGAGTTAATTATGTTTAACTTATCATTTAACTTAGCACCAACTCTATAACCTTGAATAATAACTGGAGGTTTTACATCTTTATCATTAAATCCAAAGAGATATAAATGACTTGAAATACCAACAGATGTGGTAAGTCCAACGTCTAATGAAATCCAATCTACATCCTCCTCAGTTGATGTAATTGCTTTAGGTGTAATAATATTTGTGATAAATGCTTTATCATCTTTTGAAAATGCTTCCTTCTTGAATCCCTCTGATGCAAGTGAGATTTGTCCAAAGTTAGAGTTAGAGTTTGTAACACTATAATCAGCACCAGCGATACATTCAAAGTGTCTTGCGTAACCAATAGCAAACACAGAAACTATCTGTAGGAAGGAGTCATTACTTGCTTTGATATGAACAGTCTCCCAACCATTTCTATATCTCGCATTTGAATCTAGATGATATACCTGTGAAGTATTGGTAGCAGATGATCCACTTGCAAGTTCTGCACCTGTTACTTTAGTAATACCAATACCCTCATAAATTCTAGATGATTTATTGTAACTAACAAAAGCACGATCATCTTTCTGTAATGATATACCAGTAAACTGAGCAACCACCATAGATCTAAATCCAGTTGCTTTCTTACCATCAGCATGCATACCATTCATACCGAAGACAGATCTCAATGATATGTTGAAAATATATGGAGATGCACCTGTGACTGTATCAGTTTCAATTGTGACTGTACCTGCTGCTGCACTTGGTGATGCAGGTAAATTTGTTCTTACAAATGGTAGTAAGTAAGTAAACTGAGTAGTGCTAGTTACATTCTGAACCTTAGTTGATACATTATAATCATCAACACCTACACCCTTGATCTTGATAGGTGTACCAGCGTTCAATCCGTGTGGATTAGTAGTGGTGACTGTGATAATTGCACCAGGTGTAAATCCATCACCAGAAATAATATTTGATATATTGATTGGATCAGCAGCGAATGCACCAACGATTTCAAATTCAGGTCTTTGTGGAGAGAATCCAGTATCACTAGCTGGGTATCTATCTGTTGTCTCAATGACTCTATCTGTAGAGTTAAATGCATTCGATAACTTAGCATAATACATTGCTAAGTCACTAATAGTGTAACCTGATGGAATTGTGATACCATCAGCATACTCAAAACAAGTTAACTTATGGTGAGAGAATGTTGGTTTTGATTGATTATTTGTTGAGAAATCTGTTGAGTCGGTATATACAAGTCCACTCTCATCTCCATCAAATATAGAGAACTGCCAGAAATAGCAAGTACCTGTTACTCTGAATATCGCTGAGTTACCAACATTAACGTCTGTTGGGTTTGGAACATACTTAGGTCTTATCTTTGTCTTTCTTAAATCTAGTCCAACAAGTGATGTTCCCCTTGGTATAACTACACCACCATTGATACTATTAAACTTATGAAGAATATTATCTGCCTGTGTAAGATCAAATACTGAACTGGAAGTTAGAGAAAATTCAGTTGTAGCATTAGTCTCTGCACCACTTTGTGATACTGCTTTTGCTGCAGTTCCACTTGCCTTTATTGCGTAACCAGGTCTATTATCAACAATATGCTCACCTGGATATAATAATATAGTAGTCTTCTCTACTGTATCATTGTTGTTTCCCTTCAAGTAGGAGAATCTAGCAGCCTCAACGAGTGCTCTTTGTATTGTTTTAAAGGGTGTAGTAAGTGAATTACCCTGATTCTCTATCGCATCAGTTGAATCTAGGTCACTTGGATTAACATAAAGAATACGCCCTTCAGTATTCTTTATAAAGTTCTCTAACTTATTAAGGGGCATTGTCTTATGATTGCCAATATATTATTCTATGATCTATTTAGTTAGTCAGGAATCAGTCTTCTGTAGTTGTTATATCAGTATATTCTACAATTCTTGGATCTGCAGATTTATTAATCAATTCTAAAACATCCATAAATTGTTGAGTTGTATCACACTTTACTTTTCTTTTCTGCCCATCATCACTGTATAACATGAATGTTCTTTTACAAACATCAATCGTTATGTTTTCTAAAAACTCGTCTGAGTAAGTCATAGAACGATTATAGTTGAATTTATTTAGAAAGTCAAACGTTGTTATCGTGAACATAATACCAAGTTACTGCTACTCTTTTCTTTCCTTCAGTAACTATTGTCCCTGTGTGTGGAAAGCACCAATTCGATGGAAATATTAAGGCATGTCCAATAGGTGGTTTATATTGTTTGTGTACAAATTTAGTTGTACCACCTTCAAAATCTTCTGATAGGTATAATATTACTGATATTTTTCTGTGATATTCCTTTGAATTAGGTTGAGGTGATGCATCAGTATGCCATGTATATCTTTGATTCTTCACATATTCAAGAACTTGTATCAACTCTCTATTTGATGTGGTCATAAATCCACCAGGAACAGGATACCCATCAAATGTAGGATGAATATTTATTAATCTCTTACGATATTCAAGCAAAGCATTGTTCATACCTTTGTGTATGATTTGAGCTGCCTTCTCATCATCAAGAAGATAACAACCAGAACTTGACCTAATATCAGAATCTACTCTAGGTTCACCAGTTTCACCATCAACAAACCCTATTGAACTGACTATAAATTCTTTTTTATCTAACTCTTCATTAACCAATAAAACTTCATCAGGTGTAAGCACCTGAACGACTTGTATCAATTCATTCATTACAATTCAATTAAGTTTTCATTATGTATGCTAAAGCATAGTATGGTGGTCTGTTTTCGTGAGATCCACCGCCACCAGCGTTTTGAATACTGATTCCAGTAGTTGCGTTGTATAGTTCAAATTCCTGAGCAGGATAACCACCAGGACCTCCATAACCAATACTCTGCGAACCATTACCATCAAATAGGTGGTGTCCATCAACTGTCGTGTCGTGATCATGACCTGGATCTGATATACCGTGATTGTGTGCGGGTATCTGTGACGTTGAAAGAGTTACACTAGAGGAACCACCAGTGTTACCAACCGAGTATGCACTACCAGCACCAACAACGAACCTATCTCTCAGGTCAGGTGTGCTGTTCGATCCATTACAAATAACCCAACCAGATGGAATTGAACCTGTGCTTCCAGACCAGATAACAATTACTCCCGATGGAAGTGATGCATCAGAACCTGCAGCACCTTGAGCACCATTACTACCACTAGAACCAGCGTTACCTTGAGCACCAGTTGGTCCTGTAGCACCTTGTGCACCAGTTGGTCCTGTGGGTCCTGTAGAACCAGTTGCACCTTGAGCACCAGTTGGTCCTGTAGCACCTTGAGCACCTGTTGCTCCTGTTGCACCTTGTGCACCTGCGGCTCCTTGAGCACCTGCAGCACCTTGTGCTCCGACTCCACCACTTCTTCTCCAAGCAGATCCATCCCATGACCAAGTTACACCATTAGCGGTATAATTATCGCCATTACTAGGACTATTTGGAAAATCGAACGCAGCCATTATCTACTTATTTTTAACTATTTATAAGGTCTTTTGTACCTCGTCTCTTATGAGGTCTTTGACGTACGGGTGTTGATGATGGAACCAACCCGTCGCAATATATTTATTACCTTCAATAACTTTACAACCTCTATGCACATACATCCAAGTAGAGGGAAAAATAACCATTCTACCTTCAATTGGTCTGATAATAGTTCCATCCATAAACTCAGTTTCACCACCTTTAAAATCTTCATTCAAATACCAAATAAAGGATAATGCTCTTGCCCCTGCTGGAATTATTTCGTAGTCATGGTGCCACTTGTAAAATCCATCAGGTTTGTACATTTTGACTTGATAACCCGTATCACAAAGATGATCTCCAGTTTGACTCCACTTATATGGTCTACCAGATAATAAATCTTGATTAATACCTGTCTTTTCACTCACTGTATCCATGTACGTTTCAAGATACATTGATAATGATTCGTAAAAGGTTTCATCCTCCCTTTTCCAATCATCTAACAAACTAATATTTAAATCATGTGATGTCTTTACATTTTCATCAGACTTTCCATCAGAAAACACACCTAATTTTTTACGCTCATCAAGTTCCATCCTTTTGCAGACTGATCTACAAAAACTAGACTTTAATGTGTTATCGTAAGTTACAATATAATCAGATAATTTCATAATAATATTATAGCATATCAAATATTTTATGCTAGGTCTTAATAATGTATATAAGAGCGTAATATGGTGGTAAGTTTTTATTAGTTGCTGACTCTCCTAGAGTATCTGTGGTATTAGTAGATGGAGTTCCAGTATTCCCACTAACTGTATGGGTATGAGTTCCTAGTGCACTTCCTGTAGTGTAATTCGTTGCACCTTGTGCACTACCTGATGGAATACCTTGATTTTGTGCCTGACTTCCACCTGCGTAATCAGGTAATGAGTGATTATGAGATAAATTTACACCTGATGTAGTAGCAGTAAAACCATGAACGTGATTCTGTAAATTATGAGTGTGAGTAACTAACACTGCATCTTTTGAACCACCAGTATCTTTTGAACTATAACTACTACCTGCACCAACTATAAATCTATCTCGTAAATCAGGCACATTAGATTGACCAAGAACTGTTTGTAACGCACTTGTGGAAGCTGTTCCACCATTACATATCTGCCATCCAGAGGGTGCTGAACTTCCACCATAAGCCATAATCGAACCAACTGGAATACCTGCTGCACCTGAAGCACCCTGTGCACCTGTGTTAGCAGCACCCTGAGCACCAGTGTTTCCTGTTGCACCTTGAGATCCTGTAGAACCAGTATTTCCTTGATGACCTTGAGCACCTTGAGCACCAGTGTTACCTGTTGACCCTGCTGATCCTGAAGAACCTGTAGCACCTGTAGCACCTTGGGCACCTGTTGAACCAGTAGCACCTTGAGCACCGTTAGTTCCAGAAGCACCTTGGGCACCAGTTGCACCCTGTGCTCCCCTTATTCCACCACTTATAGAAACCCACTGTGCACTGTTAGCATCTTGATAGTAAACTAACAAATCTGCCTCATCACTATCCCACCACATGTCTCCTGCACTAGGACTACTTGGTGCACCTGTTGACGTTGTTAGACTTGCATCTGCACCTTGAGATCCGACTGCTCCCGAAACTCCCTGATGACCTTGAGCACCTTGAGCACCAGTAGATCCAGTTGCACCCTGTGCACCTGTATTAGCAGCACCCTGAGCACCAGTGTTTCCTGTTGCACCTTGTGCACCTGTAGATCCTGTTGCACCTTGATGACCTTGAGCACCTTGAGCACCAGCAGCACCTTGATGTCCTTGATGTCCTTGAGCACCTTGAGCACCAGTAGAACCAGATCCACCTGTGCCTCCAGCTACTCCTTGATGACCTTGAGCTCCTTGTGCACCAGCGGCTCCTTGTGCACCAGCGGCTCCTTGAGCACCAGCAGCACCTTGTGCACCAGTAGCTCCTGTAGATCCACCTGCA